CACTCCTTGCATTTACTGCAACGATACCTTCCCTGTTCATCCGGAGTTTTAGGAACTCTTCCCCAATCACGTTTTGCGTTCAACATGCCCATTTCCGAAGGCTTTTGTTAATCCGGGAGTCGGGGTCGTTGGCTGTTTTCGCTGAGGTAAGTTTCGACTTCATGCCGCTCATTCGCGCACAGAAGCTCTTCCTTCTCCCGGCGTCTTCTTTCGTTTTTGGTTTCGGGGCGGGCGGTTTTAAGTTCATCCCTTGTGATTTGGCGGACGCACGCCCCTTCGCGTTCAGGCCCCCCTTGGGGTCCTTTCCTTCTGCTCTTTGCCATGCAGGGGATTTAGCCATAAAACACCGTAATCTTGGCCGTAGATGGCAAAGTCATGTGTACATCCGTATAAAACAAAATCCCTTCGCCGGGAATTGCCAACCCAATCGGTTGTGTGCCGGTTGAAATATTAAACTGTAAACGGATAGGTCCACTAGAACCACCGTCACGGAAAATAACATCCCCGGCAGTGCCGCCAGAAATACACTGATAGCCTTTAACCCGAGTACGATAAGAAACAGCAGTACCCGTGGCTTCTAGGTGTACGGCTTTTACATCAGTTTGCTGCATCGCAGCCCCCTACTTAGTTTTGGGTGCTGGTTGGGTACATTGCGCCGTCAGAACCTTTGACGAGATATTGCACGGTAATCTGCGCTGCTCCGCCGCTGGCCGTACCTGCACAAGCGTAGATAACCTGAAGAACTAGATCTGTAGATCCGACATTCAGGATCGTAGCCATGTTGGTGCCCGACAGCGTGGTCGTTGCGCGACCGACAGCCAGAGGGGTAGTAGTTGCACCACCAACCGTAGCCAACGAAGTGCCGCCAGCCGTTTGAATCGTAATCGTATTACCCGTAGTTCCGGAGAACGCAGTGGTGATGTCACAGAAGATATTAGTGATCTGGGCACCAGCCGGAAGAACGGCAAAGGTGGTAGCGGTCGTAGTGTTAACCGTCATGGTCCCAGTCTGGGCAACAGTCGTTGCGCCCATGTTCTGAATCGTGCCAGCGGTCGTGCCGGTGGTGTACTTGTTCGTGCCAAGCAGCCAAGGACCAAGGTGGGAAGCGAAACCCATAATAACTCCTCAAATCAAAACTTGCTGTCTCTTGAGGGAAGTCTGCCTAGTCAGTCAGCAAGTCGGGTGGTCTAGGTATGCCACTTTATAACACGTTGGTTTGTGGAAAGCAAGCGGTTTTCCATGAACGTATCCCGGCCTTCTTTGGTAGCCCACGCAGAAAGCATTTGCTTACGCTTAGATTGCGCACGTTGTTCTGCGCCGCACTCAGGACAGCCGCGACCCTTTCTAAGTTGTGCGGCGTACTGTGAAAAAACGCCGTGCTTGGGGCACTTACACCCTTGGATACGAATCAATGCCCCGGTGTATACCGCTAAACTAAAGTCGTACTTAGTTAGTACGTCAGAAGGAAACTTTGCCATAACCTCCGCAAAATCAGCGGGGTGCTGTTCTCGTGAGTTTTGCTTCATCACTTCACGTGCTTTTGCCAAACCTTCTTCCGTATACGTACGCGGGGCTTTTGGAATGCCCTTCTGCGCAGCACTTATTTTTTGCTTAGTTTCAGCGGATCGTGGTTTGCCAAGCCAGTGCCGCGAAGGGTTGGCAAGTTTGGCCAAACTAATCCGTTCTTTTGTGGCTTCGCTGTGAAATTTACCGGCGCGGGGAGCGTGACCTTGTTTGTACAAAACCGTCAGCGTATCGCTTATCTTTGCCCTTGTTTCAGCCCTAGTTTCTGACGGCGACTGCATAGAAGTAAACGCTGTGTTGTAGCACGCGGCTGTCCCCGCATGCTGCGCTAAATACGTGTCTTCTATGCGCAGCGCGTCTTCGTCAGGTACTTCTTCCAACAACTCAAATTCAAACGCATCCGGCCCATACTCATTCCAAGCCGCTTGCAGTTTTTCGCAATGGTGCATGTTCTTTTTCAGCATGTTCAAGTGTTCCCACTTGCGCTTCTTGAAATTGACCGAGCTACCAATATAAAAGTCGTCGGTGGCTACGTTAAGAATTTTGTAGATGTGTGCCATATAAATTCCGAGAAAGTTGACCTTGAAGAGGACTGTATCACTTTCGGGCTTTATACGCAAGGGGTAAAGAAAAAGGCCCCTTGCGGGGCCTTCCAATCGAGCTAAGTGCTTGATTTATCAGCTAGAACCGGGCGAACCGAAGACGCCGAGTGGGTCGCTCCAGCCAAATGAATACCGCTCGCGTGCCTTGTAGCGCACGTTGCCAGTATCAAAATCACCGTCCATGGAGTTCGTCAATGGCGAACGCTCAAAGTGCTTCAGACCGTTTGGAACATCGGTAGTCAAATACCAGCCGTTTGCGTCGGTCAAGAAGTGGTTAACGGTGTAACCCTCGGGGATTGCGCCGTTGTTCTTCAGAGCGTTGATGTCGTTGTCAGTGGTTCCAACACGGAGGCTGGTTTCCAACAGACGGGTAGCAACGAACATCAGGTTTGGTGGAATGATCAGCTTGCGTGGCTTTGCTGCGATCAGCAGGCCGCGCTCATCCGTCCAAGCAGCGATTTGAATAACCGCGTTTTCCAACGAAGTTTCATTCAAGTCAGCAGCCGTGGAAGGCGTGTTGCTGTTCGTACCACCGCTAACCAGCGGGTGCGCCGTGTTAAACAACGAGACACCATCACCACCGGGGTAGGCAGAGTTGAAGCCATTGTTGATAACCGAAGCAGCTTTCACCTGTTTGGTGTAAGCCATGGCGCGAGCCAGAGCCTTGGTGTAACGAGCAGACAAGCTGTCGTACAGGTTGTCCTCAATCGCCTCTTCGGTGATTGAGAAACCAAGAGCAATGGTTTTATGGTTGTAGCGAGCGGTGAAGGCTTCCTGCGCATTGTCGTACGCAATTGCCTGACCTTCGTTCTTGACTGGAGCAGCGGAGAAACCAGACAGCTTGGTTTCTTCTTCAAAGCTACGCTCCGATTTCTCGGTCTCGTAGAGTTCTTTGTGCTCTTCGCCATAACGGGCGTACTCAAGACCGAACAGGGCGTTAAGGCCCGGGAGCAGTTCTTTAAGTAGTTGGGCGCGTGAAATAGCCATGATTTACTCCTTAGACGCCAGCGGCGATCAAGTAGCTGTGGTAACCGAAGTTCCAGCCAACGATCACTTCGGGGAAACCGACGAACGATGCACTTGCGCCAGAGGTAGCAGTTACAGCCGAACTAACGGTGATGGTGGATGTGCTGGTCACAACGCCGGTAACGGTGAGGTTAGAGAGCGTTGGGAACGGCGCGGTGCTTGCACCCGAATAGACCGTGCCACCGATGGTGACCGTCATTCCCGGCTGGATGCCGGTGGTAGAAGCAACGGTAAAGGTAGTTGCGTTTGATGGGCTGCTGGTCAGCGTGGTTGCAACCGTGACTGCCGAATCAGGAACCATCTGGATAACGCGCAAGCAAGGCGAAGTTGCCGAGCCAGTGCCAACCGTCTGAACGATGTTACCAGCGACCGAGCTAGACACGGTGGGGTTACCACCGGACACACCCATTGCCGAGTTACCGTTCGTCGTGCTGCCAGAGTTACCGGCGATCAGGAACGCATCCGTGCCAATGAACCGTGGGTTCATGTAGCCAACCGTCGTGCTGGTGTTAGCTTGCGTATTAGCCGAGCCTTGAGCCTGAGCCAGAACGCACGCTTTGAACAGCGCGGTAGGGTTGTCCATCACATACGCAATCATCCCAGCTTTATTGGTGCTCGCTGCGTAATATTGATTTTGCAGGTTACCAAGAATGGGGCTGGTGCCGGGGTACTGAGTACCCAAGAATACGCCAACGATCTGCCCCGCCGCTGCTGCGGTGGTGCTGTTAGCGTTGTAAGGGGTGATGACTGCGTTACCACCAGACAGACCAACAACGTCACCGTTGAAGATGTTTGTCGCGTAGTTTTGCGCAATCGGAATCATCCGAGTCGAACCTGCGAACGGGGTGCCGCCCATCAAGTTGACCGGCAATAGCCCATAAGGGCCGTTGACAATCGGGTAAGCCATTTAAAACTCCGTTATTTAATACCAGAACCAAATCCGCCGCGACTGACCGTTGACTTACGATCTGCAAACAGCGGCATACGAGGGTCATTGTTACGCATGAAGTTGTTATCAACAGACTCCATTTG